ATAGATGAGGCTGACAAGGTTCGCGTAGGTTGGGGCAACTGCCGCACCCTGAACGCCAACCGTGGCTGCAGCGGCAACAGCAGGAGCAGCAACTGCCCCGTGCGCGACGCTGAGTTCAGCAGCCAGCTTCTCCGTGGCCCATGAGGCTACGTCGAACATCTGATCCTGAACAGTCTCGATTCCGACCTGAAGAAGCGAAGCGTACTTCACTGGCGTCAGGCTGAGGGACGAGTTCGTGCCGTCCGACTCACCGATCGACGAGCCTTCGGAAACTGCGGCTGCAGTGCCGAGAGCGGTCGTTCGTGGAAGAGCAAGAACGTTGCCCTTCTCGAGCTGGATGACGGAAACAACGGCAGGATCAACGAACGGGTTGACCTGACCAGCGGTGATCCAGAAGCGGTCACCCTGCTCAACTGCCTGCGTGAAGGTCGCCTTCGTGATGTCACGAAGCTCAACCGTGCCGCCGTCTCGGGCGATTCGGCGAAGCTCAGCGGACAGGTCACGGGTCGACTCAGTCGCCGGGGCGAAGGCAACAGCCTTCTCCGAGCGAGCAGCGTCGGCTGCGGCACGGGCCTCAGCAGCGATCTTCTCTGAAGTGATGGCGGAAGCAACAACTGAAGCCTCCGAAGTAAGGGCGTCAAAACGAGCCTGTGCCTCAGCCGAAAGGGCTTCGCCCTTGGCTGCTGCATCTGCAACGATGCCCGAAGCATCAGTCAACAGCGCGGCGCGCTTCTCAGCCAGATTCTTGATGCTGTCCATGTTGGACTCCTTCATCTTTCTCTGGGTTTACACAATACGCCGAGCCACCTATCCGACGCTTCTGATGATCAGCCAGAAGAACCGTGGCGCGTGGGCTGTTGGGAGTTTATCCCTTCAACTGCTCCAACTTCAGGCGGGCTGCCACAATGGTGTGGTGCTCGCCAGCCGGGGCAGTTGCTTCAATGACAGGCTCGGGTGCTGCGCCTAGCTTGGCGCGCACTGCGTCGAGCAGCGCCGTCTGATCAGCGTCAAGAGTGTTGCCAGCCTTGACGGCTTCAAGAGTCTCAACGAGAGCGTCGCCGTCCACGCCGATCTTATTCGGCGCGATCTTGCGCACGGCGGTCAGCCCGAGCGTTGCAGGGTATGCAGGAGTATGGCCCGAGAGCGTGGAGACTTCGAGCAGCCCAATCTCAGTCAGGGTGCGGCTGCCGTCTTCGTGCCACTGCTGCCCGTTCTTCGGCACGGTGAACCCGAAGGACATGCCCATCGCCTTGGCTTCGTTCGTCAGCTTGCTGATAACGGCGGCGGCATCTGGGTCGGCTGGGTCAAGGCGAGCCTCAACCTTCAAGCCAACGGTATCTTCGCTCAGGGTCAGTCGCCCGCTCGCGGTCGTTGCCAGCATGCGGCTCTCATCATGACCATGCAAGAACTTGATGACGCGGCGCCCCTGCTCCGCCTGCTTGATGGCGCGCGCGAAGGCACCGTTGGCGATGCGCTCGATGAACGGAAGCCCCTGCGATTCCGCGCCAAAGACGGCGGCGTATCCCGTGAAGGTCTTCTGTCCGTCTTCGCCTTCGGTGACCGTGAAGTCGCCGAGCGGCAGTGCGCGTGTTTCGTGCTCTCGTGCCATTGAGTTCTCCTCAAGCTGCGATGTGTTGTTGATAGTATCCGCCCAAGCCAGCACGCGATCCGCGCCGTTTGTGTCTACGGGATTGACGCCCCAGAGTAGGGCGGCAACAGCTCCGGGGCCCGGGAAGTTTTCGTCTTCTGGGTCGCTGTTCTGAGGGACGCCTTCCCAGTCGCCACGGTGTCGGCGAATCCACGCCGCCATGCGCATGACCTTCTCATCATCCACTCGCCCTTCGGCAAGTTGGCGCGCTTCTCGGATGGTGGCTGGCTGCAAGCCGTCGCCGCCGAGCCCGCCTTCATAGGCTTCGAGTCCAGCCTTCGCTGCAGCTGCGACGTAGTTCGGGACGTTGACGATGGCGCGCTCTTTGTCCGTGATGAACTGCTCTGGCGTGTAGGCTTCAATCCCCAAGCCCTGCGCCATCTCGCGCACGGCTGGGTCGTTGTCGATCGCATACTCAATCTCCGTGCCGTACTGCTCTTTCAGGAGTCCATACTTGTATTCCTTGAACGCAAGCCCAGTGGCGAAGGCGCTGCCCTCAAAGTCGTTCAGGTGAATCTCCTCAACGCCAGCCACGCCGTACTCCTGCAGCCATGCGCGTGTCTCAGTCAGGCGGTCGATCTTGCGCGCGCTGACGATGATCACCTGCGCGTCGCCGCTCATGACCTTCTCGTTCAGTGCGTCAATCAGTGGCTGATTCGGCTGCTCATTGTCAAGCACCAGCGTGCCGTCTAGGTCAACGATGACGTAGCTCACGCCTGCGGCTCCTCACCTACGGTGCCGATGTTGAGCGGCTGGCGGAAGGCGTCACCATCAGGGCCCACTGGCGGGCGATCCTCAAGGGTGCGCACTTCGTTCAGGCTGAGAAAGCCGTTGTTGAGTGCCACGGCGTAGGCGTCGAATCGCTCCTTCGTCAACGGTCGCAGCATTGAGTCAACGTTGAACTTGATGAACGTGGTGTCGCCAACGATGAGCCGCTGGAAGCCTGCTTCTAGCCGAGCGATCAGGCTGCCGAGTCCCAAGGTCAACCACTCTCGTGAGATGATCTCAAGGCTATTGAAGCTGGAGTTGCCGCCCGGCAGCTGGAGCAGATGCAGCGGTACGCCATAGAGTCGGGCGATTGCCTGCGTGCCTGCTTCCATGTTTTCAACGATTGCCAAGTCAGAAGGGTTGAACCCCATGCTCTTGAAGTCGGCGCCGCCCGTGAGCACTGCAACCTTGTGCATGTTGCGCAGCCCTTCGTGACGTCGTCCGAACGATGCGCGCAGGCTCTCTGCCTGATCGGCGGTGAGCTCTCCCGGGACTGTCACGAGTCCAGAAACTGAGGCTCCTTGAGCAAAGAACTGAGCCGCGTATTCTGTCGTTGCCTTGGCAAGTCCGAGCGTCGTCTTGTGGTGCTCAACTGGTGAGAGCCCGCGCAAGTCTTCGCCAACTCCGAAGAGTGTGATGTGCACGATGTCGTCAGCGGTCAAGTCAACGGCGCCCGCCGTCGTCTTCACGCGATAGATTGGCGCACCGTTTTCGTTGCGTAGGATCGTCACCTTGCGTGGGTCAAGCAGGCGAATCTCGACAATCTCGGCGCCATCACGCAGCACCATGAGGAAAGCGTTGCCGTCAATCATCAAGCTGCTGACGGTTCGGTGCATCAGGTCGAAGCGGGTGTAGTTCGGATTGTTTGGCACTGGATTGTCCAGCCAGCGCGGGCGTGTCACGGGGCGACGTACGCCACGGTCACGGATGAAGACGCCGACGGGCATGGTTGCCACGGTGTCGGCGTAGAGTTTTACGGCAGCGTACAAGGCCCCGATTGTGGTGGCGTTCTTCTCGTTGAGACTGGTGCCTGCGGCGTCGACTTCAACGTTCCACATGCCGCCGACGGCTCGCTCTTCGCTCTGACGTCCAAGAAGACGGTCAACGATTCCCATGTGACTCCTTACAACTCAATGAACGCGACTGATGCGCGCGGCTTCTCCGCAGGTGTTGCGCCTAGCGTAGCAGCACGCCCCCACGCCATAATGGCTGCCACGCACAAGTCAATCTTCTTGCCTGAGTCCTTGCCCTTGCGCACCTGCACACCGTAGCGCGTCTGGTAGGGCGTAGCGTTCCCAACATGCCGGGTGAGCCGTGGATCGCCGTCATGCTTGAGCCGTCCGTTGACGACGGCATCATAGAAGGCGGCAGTGGCTGGCGTCATACGGGCTGGGCTCTGAGGGTGCTCAACGACGGGAAGGCCCGCCTGCTGCCAGCGTTCCATTGTTGCCTGCCACCTGAACGGGTCGCAGTTGATCTCGCGCACGGCGTACGTCTTGCAGAGTTCTTCCATCCGCATCTCGACCTCCTCAACGGGGACGCGCCAGCTGAGGTCGTCGATCGGACGCTCCCAAAGTCCGAGCACGAAGACGGCGGAGTCCGTGGTGCGCACGCCGATCACCCCGGTGCTATCTGCCGAGAAGGAGCCATCGAACCCCAGCACCAGCGGGTCACCATCTTGCAGCTGCAGGCTGGTATCGGCGCAGGCGTCCCACGTCCCAGCAGGCAAGAACGCCTGCCCAGATGCGGCAAACTGGTTGAGCCGCTTCGTCCGAAACTCCGCCTCAGGGGTGCGCATCTTCGCTGAGGTCAAGTCTTCAAGGCTCAGGAGCGGCGGCGTTGAGAGCAGTCCGGGGTTGGCTTGCGCCCACTTCTCGGGGTGCGTGTAGGCGTCGTCGTCGGCTTCGTACCACGCCATCCCAAGGGTCGGGTCGTCATGCTCGCCCGTGATGCGACGGCGTGCCAACTGGTAGAGCGTGTAGGCGATGGAGTCCATGCCCGTCTGATCGGTGCGCTGCCCAGCCGTGGTGATCGCCAAGAAGAGCGGCGACCTTCTCGCACCCATTGAGAGCGAGAGCACGTCGAATAGGTCACGGTTGGGCCATGCTGCCAACTCATCCGCCAGCACTAGCGTGGCGCTGAGTCCTTCTTTCGTGTACGCCTCCGACGACAACGCGCGCCAGATGGTGCCCGTGGGCTTGAACTCCAGCGTGTCACGGAAGACTCGAATCTGCTCAGCCAGCATGGGGCTCATCTCGACTGCGCGCTTGGCGTGCGCCATCACCAGCTTCGCCTGATCGCGGTCAGCGGCTGCCGAATAGATTTCACCACCCTGATCACCGAAGAGTCCGAGCGCCAGCGG